TTGTTGGGGCTTCCCTGCGAACTTTGACCTTTGCTCAACGACGGTGAGGATTTGGATTTTTCTGGCATAGGGCTTTTTAATTTTTTTAACTTTTGCCACAGTTTTTCTAGCATCTGCTGGAGTTGCGTACTTAATGCTGACAGTATCTTTGGGATTTTCATCTGTGTATAATCTCCTTCCACTACCTTTTGGTTTTTTTCCAGTACCGACTTTAGGATCTTTTGTTTTTCTTTTTGCCATTCTTTACTAAACTTTCTAATGTTTTAGCTTGTCCCGCATGGGCTTTTGATGCTTTTTTTAATTTATTGGCAACTTTCATTATTTTACGTTTCATTATGTCCTCTTTGTTTTCTTAGCAGAGGCAAAATGTTTAGCTGTGGGTCTACCTTTTTGTCCAGGCTTTTTCATTTTTTCGCCACTCCCTGCTTTAATTCTTTTACGTTTTGCATGTATATTTTTATATAAACTCATTTTTTCATATTCTCTCTAGCAATACCTTTTGATTTCTCAAAACTACGCATACCACCTAAACCTAATAAAGATAAGGTTAGCGTCATAAGCTCACCAGTATTTAGTTCTGGTAAAACTACTTCAGGAGCCCAAACACTCGTAGCCCATTCAGCAATAGGCATAATAAAAAATTGTGTAAATAGCCCCAAAGCACATATCCACATTATAGCAGGACGAGCTCCAGCAACAAAAAGACTAGGGTGTTTAGCTTGTTGTATATTAGCTTCTATTTGACCTTTGGATAATTCTTGTGCATGTTTTTGTGCCATAGTAGCAAGATCATGGGCTAATTTATTTTTAACATCTTTGTCTTCAATAAATTTACCAAGTAGGTTACTGACTGGACCTATTAATGCTGTTAACATTAGAACACCTCCGTTTTATCTTTATTAATCTTAACTAATTTACAATAGCATGAGTATCTTTTTTCATCTTTACCAATGAACACTGTTTGTCCAGTCAATGCTTTTTTAAAATAATTACAAGTATTAACGTTTTCAAAATGTAGCATTCCTGCTTGTACTCCAGCTAAGTAACACATTAACAAAAAGGCTGGACTCACTTAACCCCTTTGAATTTTATACCTTGTCTTGCCATTCTACCACCACGACTTACCATGCCTCCTGCTTCCATATCGGCACGATTATCTCTAGCTCTCATTTGCCCCATGAGTGCTCCGCCTCCAGCAAATTTTTTGACTTGCTGAGTTGTGGGTCTTACTCTGTTAGTTCCAGCCATACCACCCATCATTTTCATGTCTTTTAGCATGTCCATTTCGTCTTCACTTAAAGTTCCAGCTTGAAAATCTTCTTGTTCAAGTAACTCTTTTAGCTCTTCATACTTTTCACTTCCAGGATCTAAACCTTCTAATAAAGATCTTAATTGTTTTGCTCTGCTCATACTACTCTCCTTAAATAGTTTCCAGGGGTTAATTCAAAATAATTATCCATATTTTCAAGATACGCTCTTAAAATATCACTTGTTGTTTGTTTGTTTATAGCACTTGTTATTCCACCAGTGTTATCATTTTCAGAACCAGTGAAGTCCTTATCTTCCCCTCCTTCTGAAAAATTTGACCCACCAGTTTCTTCATCACCATCAGGATTATAACCAGTATAAGTTGAAACTTCGTCACCAGTTAATGCACCTAAAATACTTGGAGCTAGTCCCATTCCAGGAGGACCAAATACAGAACCCACTAGACCCATTATTCCAGTTGCAGTATCACCTTGTTTAAAGCTTTGCATAATGCTCGTTGGACTATATGGATTATGGACAGAAGTAACACCAGTTATTTGACCTTGTTTATCTCTTTGAATATCACGAACCATATTTGTTTTTAAAAGGCTTTTAATATAGTCAGTGACAAATCCAGGCTTAATATTATATTCAATACTAGGAATACTAGACGTACCTCCAGATGAATCTAATCCAGCTTGTACAGAGGCTTGGTCAGAAACATTAGTTTCTAATCCCATGTCCATGCTGTCATCCATACCGAATGCCATTAATTATTCCTTTGTGAAGCTAAAAATCTAGCGTTTTGTGCTCTCATATTAGCTATTTCTTCTGTTGTGTCGATACGGTCTTTTTGAATTAAAGTATTTGCTTGTAGCTTTTGTTTGTTAAGTTCAAGTTGTTCTGCATCAGTTCTAGCTTGATTCATCGCTTCTTGTTCTTTTATTTGTAACTCTTTTGCTTTCAAGTCTACTAATGGGTCACCTTGTTGTGAGCCAAGTATTTGTGCTTCCATTTCAAAATACTGCTTAATAAGTTCTGCTTCAATTTGTGACAATCTCATTTGTGCTGTCTGTGGATCCATTTGAGTTTGTTGCATTTCTGCTTGTAACTGTATACTTGCTTTCAAGGCAATATGCTCAAATATATGTTGTTGTAAAATGTTAATCATAGCAGGATTAGTACGAACTGTTTGACTAGACATGTAACTTAAATGTGTAGATATGTGTGCATCATGCTCTTGCTCTGGAAAAGCTTTCAATTGCATTTGTCCACCTAAAGCTGACATAACTTTACCGTTTTCTATTATTGCATTCATAGGTTCTGGTTGTGGTGGAGGAGGCAGTATCTGTTCTACATTATCAACACCTAAACTATTGTACACTCGCCTATAAGCTTCATACAAATTGTGCATCTCAGGTTTACTCGTTGCCAATTTTAATTGTTCTTGAGCTAAACTTACACGTTGAGCCATACTAAAAATATTTGGATTAGCTACTGGTAAAATATCTATACGCTCATCAAAATCTTGAGCCTTGTTTCCCTCTTCTGCGTATGGATAATTATCACCTTCTTGTGATATAAAATCAGCAATGAGTTTAAACTCTTGCTTCATACTATTGTATATGCGTTTATGTACTGCACTTATGATTCTACTACCACGCTCTAATAAAGCAATAGTTGTACCCACTGGCATCTCTTGATTATTTACATTGCCAGTACCCATATCTGTCGTACCGACAAACTTTTGAGCCGCCTGAACCACAAAACCGAGTAGTTGAAACAAAGTGCTACTCGGTTCTTGGTAGGGGAGATTAAAAAATGAGTTTTTAAGTTGGTCACCAACTACATCAACATCACGCCACTCTCCAGGACGTAATGGTTCATCATCGTTTTTAATTCTTAAGCCTCTAGCCTTAAAACCAGATGGCATATTTGCCAATGTTCCTGAATCAATTAGCTGACGTAAGTTAGCAGTCGCCGCTCTTGACAAGTTTCCTAATAGATGTATCAAACCATTACCATAAAAACCTAGTCCAGGAGTAAAAATATAGTGGACAAAGTACTGTTTTTTGGTTTTAAATGTGTCGTTTTCATCATAATTACGGTAAACTGACAAAACTTCGCCATTATCTGCATTTACAGTCACAACATAGGGTAGTTTTATACCAGTTTCCTCGCCATCTCCACCAATATCAGGAAATTTTTCCAAATCTAGATAACAATGGCACTCATATAACTGTATTTCTTCATAATCACCTTGTGCATATATACCAGTTATTGATTCTTTTGTGTCGTCTACCTCATCACGACTTGCTTTACCTGATTTTATCTCAATATCTCGGTAAAAACCACTAACTTGTAACTTACGCAACTCGTTTTCAGTCATTGTAATGATCTGTGTTACCCTATCCGCCGAGTCTAAATCACTTGCATTGAAGGGTACGAGCATATCTTTAGCTTCAATAAACTTACTAACTTGTCTACCAAGCTGTGGATCTACATAAATTTTCTTAAAAGCACTACCACCGAGTCCCAAATAGTATAACATTTGGTCAAACTCAGATTCATACTCTTTCATTGTGTGCATAATTGTGTAATTCATATAATCTGACACACGTTCTGCTTGTTTTTCTAAATCAGGGGTTGTCTTCCCCATCACTTGTGTGCGTACTGGACCTTTCGCTGGAAGCAGTTCCTTATATGCTTGACTTTGAAACTGGGTAACAGCCTCGTTTAACATTGGATGAACTACACCAGTAGCACCATCAAAAGGCTCAGATCTATTTTCGTACCTTAACCCAAGTAAATTTAAACCTTGACTGTAAGTTTCTAACCATTCACTACGAGCATTTTTATCCTCATCAACTTTTTCTAGTACATAAGCACTTATTCCTGCAGTTTCTTCATCATCTAATTGTTCTGCTAAGTTTGCCATAAAACTTGTATCTTCAGGCTCGATGTCCTGAGGTCCAATCTCCACGGATCCATCTTCAAGTTCGGTTATTTCTAATCCTTCTTCTATTGGATCTTCTTCTACATCCACATCAATTGGATCAGGGTCTAAAATCGGATTCCCAACTAAAGTAAGTTCCCTTTCAATATTATTGTAAGGGTTTTTTGGATCAGCCATCAAGTGCTCCTTGGACTACAAAAAAGTTTTTTCTCATTAATTGTGCCACAATTTCTCTAATTTCGCCAGAACTTAGTGGTTTGTACTCTGGATCGTTTAAAACCCATATATTAGATAAATCTTTTATATCCTTATAAACATCATGCGGAGTCATATTAGCCGTAATACGAATAGCTTCTTGGGACTTGATCTGTTTCATATACTTCATCCTCTGGGTGTGTTATAAATCCGCCTTCTCTAAATCTGCGTAAAGCTTGGGTTACTGTATCAACAAAGTCATCATGCTCTCCAGCAGGAAAACTCGCACACTCTTCAATAACTTCTTCAGCCCAACGAGTATCTGGTGACCATACTAACCCACTTTCTAATAA